CCTAACATTAAAGACACAGATAGATTTATGCAGACAAGGTTTGTTAAAGAACTTCGTGAATTCTACAATGAGTTCTGGGTAGACACATCTAAAGATGGAGACCTTGGTTTGATCATTGCAGTGCGTGGACAAATATATGAGCATAGTTCTGCTGACATGTCTTTATCTAAATACACACTTCCATATCTTGCCATGGGCTCTGGCGCAGAGTATGCTTATGGAGTTCTGTATGCTACAGACAAACAAAAAAATGCAAGGAATAGAGTAATCCAAGCAGTGAATGCTGCTATTAAATTTAACCCATCATGCATGGGTCCAGTTGACATTGTCAGTCTTTAGGAGTATACTAAATATATGAACGAAGAATTTGAAGAGATTCTAAAAGACATCCAAAACATGGAATCAGATTTTGACGAGTTTGAGATCTGGCTTGAAAACGGTATTGAAAGAGGATGGGTAACAGAGCCATTTTGCAATACACACGAGGGCGATCCTTATATGACAGACGAAGAGCAAAAGGAATGGGAAGAGGGCGGAGACCCTTGCCAAGTAGTTTTAAAAATCAAACAATAAAAAACAAGGAGAAAATAATGAAGAAAGCACTACTAGCACTACTATCAATTGCAATTGCATTTACAGCACTTGCACCAGCACAGGCACAAGATCAAAAGGTATTGGCAATTATTGATACTGCTATTGACTCAAAAGTATTTCCACAAGTAATTCATGAGGTATGTTTTAATACATATACGCCTACATGTCCTAATGGTCAAACCGCTATGGAGGGTCCAGGTGCTGCGAATCTATCAGCATGGCCAAAGCCAAATGTAGAAGGTGCTTGGCATGGTGATTGGATGGTAAAGGCAGCACTAAAAACTGATCCTACAATTAAGATTGTTTTTATTAGATACACAGAAATAACAAATTCTGGAACATATCGTAATGATGCTATGTCTTTGATTCGTGCAATTGATTGGGTATCAAAGAATGCAGGTAAGTACAGCATTGATGCCTTGTCAATTAGTCAATCAAACATTACAACAACAATGTTAACTCAATGTATTACAGACAATTCCACTATTGGTGCAATATCTTCTTTAGTAAGCAATAATGTTCCAGTGTTTGTTGCTACAGGAAATCATTCAAGATCAGATATTGTTGGTTGGCCTGCATGTTTTTCAGGAGTAACTGGTGTTGGAGCGCTACAAAAAAGCACATCATCACTACTTGAGTCAAAAACAAATAGTGGGCCTGGGCTTGATCTTGTTACATTCGGAGCGTTTGAAATTCAACTTGGAAGACTTAACGCAACATTTCCACTTGCTGGTTCTTCAGGAGCCACAGTTGTTGCAGCGTCTACATATCTAAAAAACAATACATTTAAAACTTTCCAAGAGTATTTAAACTCTCTTCCAAAAGTTTTAATTAATTCAGTTTCGTATAGTCGCAACTAAACGAAAGTCCTGGGCATGACTAAAACTGCCTTCTATGCCCTATAACTCAGATGGTAGAGTGCCGAACTGTTAATTCGGATGTCCCTGGATCGAGGCCAGGTGGGGCAGCGTAAGGCTACTGAAAGGAATACATATGCAATTTCAACCAACAAGCAGACAAGAAGAGTTTGTAATAGATTTACTAGATAAAAAAACTGGTGGATACTATGTCGAACTGGGAGCATTTCACTCTAAAAATGGAAGCAATACATATAGATTAGAAACAGAGTTTGATTGGAATGGGGTTTCATTTGAGATCGTTCCAGAACTTCATCAAGAAATAACAGAAAACAGAAAGAACCCCTGCATTCTTGGTGATGCCACAAAGTTTGACTACATTAAATACTTCGAAGAAAATAATTTTCCTAATCAAATAGATTACCTGCAGGTTGATATTGATTCTGGCTATAAACTTAATGGAAGGCCTGATGGGAATGCTTATTTATCCTTACATGGATTGATTGCTGTACCATTAAACAAGTATAGGTTTACCGTTATTACATTTGAGCATGATTCAAATATGTACTGGAGAAATATTGCAATGAGAGATGCACAAAGAGAGATATTAGATTCCCTTGGTTATTCTTTGGTTGTGAGAGAGTACCACGAAGACTGGTGGGTAGACCCAAATGTGGTTGATTTAGAAAAATATAGAAAGCATTTTAGGTGGGAATCGTTGTAAATACATAATTTACTACGTGATATAATTAGATAAAGATACCTATAAGGAGGTAATCATGGCAATTAAAGGATCACTAGAAGCAATCATTGGGGTTGCAGAAAAGCAAGTTGGAACTATTGAAGGTCCAAAAGATAACGAAACAAAGTACGGCGCATGGATTAAGGTTAACTTCCAACCATGGTGTCAGTCATTCGTTTCTTGGTGTGCATTTACAGCGGGAGTAAAGTCATTTCCTAAGACTGCATCAACAGTAGCAGCAGCAGATTGGTTTAAAAAGGCTGAGCGTTGGTCAGATGCTCGCAATGACGATCCACAAGCAGGAGACTGGATTTATTTTGATTTCCCAGAAGATGGTGTAAATCGTATTTCACATGTTGGGCTTTGCATTAAGAATAATGGAGATGGTACCATTCAAGTTATTGAAGGAAACACTTCAGGAACTGCTAAGGGAGATCAGCGCAACGGAGGAATGTGCGTTGAGAAAACTCGTGGTTATGTAAAGAACAATAAAAAGAAGTTAGTTAATGCTGTAGTTGGTTGGGGCCGTCCAGTTTATGCTGGAGAAGAAAATGCTCCACTACTAAATAAAATTGTTGCATCTGCAACAACAGCAGCACCTGCTAAGAAGGCAGCACCAAAGGAAATTAAGCCTACTGCAAAGAAGTCATCTGGTGGCGGAGGAAAGGGCTCTGTGGCCCTATAATGGATTCACTCAAAAGAATTTCCTTAAAGGCAAGTTGTTACACCATATATCATGTGACTATTGCTACTTTAATTTTTTCTACTGTGATATATTTTATTACTGGAAAATGGGAGTATGAATATTTTGAAAAGATAGGTCTTGGACTTCTTGGATATATTCTTTGGGAAATTATTGGTTATTCTATTTTTGAAATGATTTGGCCAAAAGTTGAGAAATTATTTAAAAGAATCAGGTCTAAGTTAAGAAAGAAGGCAAAGTAATGCGTATTAAAATTATTAGGTTTGTTGTAAAGGCTTTAGGCTATCAGTGGTCTGGAGATGAACTCAAACTGCCAGTTTGGTATGTAAAAGAAAAGAAAAAGAAATAACACAATGGCTTCATATGAATATGACTGTATGCCCTGCGGTCTTAGATTTATTAAAGAGAGATCTATTAATGATTCTGACCCAGGGTACACATGTGAAACTTGCAATCGTACCCTAGTTCGTGTATACTCTAATGTAGGAGCAGTATTCAACGGTAGTGGATTTTATTCCACTGATAACAGAAAGCGGTAGTATAATGTTTACAATGATTAAAGATGAAGTAAAGCAAGAGTGGCAACTATCTCCATCAGATCGATGCGATAGGTGTAATGCCGAGGCCTTGGTTAAGGTTACGGGGATAACTGGTGAACTAATGTTTTGTGGGCACCACTATAATAAGATTATGTCGAGCCCAGACGGATACAATAGTATGATGTCTTTTATGATTAGCATTGTTGATGAGCGAGAAAAACTAGTTAAGGAATAAATTGAATAAAAATATTGTTGTCGTAGGCGGTGGCAGTGCTGGATGGCTTACTGCGCTATATCTTAAGAAATTATACAGTTCTTTTGATATAACTTTGGTAGAGTCTAAAGACATTGGAATTCTCGGCGCTGGAGAAGGGTCTGTACCAACACTTTTGCATTTTTTAAATTCTATAGACATATCTTTAAAAGATGTAGTGCAAAATTGTGAGGCAACAATAAAAAATGCGATTAAATTTACAAACTGGAACAATGACAATAATTTTTATTATCATGGATTTGGAATAAATAGCAATTTGAGCATGGGTGCAGGAGCAAGTGTAACTGAAGCAACAAAGCCACTTGCCGTTGCAAGTATTTTCAAAAATGACAATCTTGGAGATGTTGACTTTATAGAAAAAATTTCAGAAATAAATAAAGTTCCATACACATATAAAGATAAAAATACTAAAACTTTTGAAAATAATAATCAAGCGTTGGGTTCGCACTCAATACATTTTAATGCATTTAAATTTGCTAACATGTTAAAAGAAATAGGAATAGAACGTGGGATTAATGTATTGGAAAAAACTATTATAGATGTATCTTTAAAAGAAAAAGAAAACATTGATAAGATATTCTTTGATGATGGAACAAACATTTCTCCAGACTTTGTTTTTGATTGTAGTGGTTTTAGCAGATTACTTATAGGTAAAAAACTTAAAGCAACATGGAAAAGTTATAAAGATTTTTTACCAATTGATTCCGCTATTCCATTTTTTATTGAAATGTCAGAAGAGATTCCTCCTTATACTGAAGCAATTGCAATGAAATACGGATGGATGTGGAAAATTCCATTACAAAATAGATTTGGTTGCGGATATGTTTACGATTCTTCTTTAATATCAGAAGAAGATGCAGTAAAAGAAATAGAAGAATTTCTTGGATATGAACCAACCTATCCAAGAAAAGACAAAGGTGGGTTTAGTTTTGATGCTGGATGCTATGAAAATACTTGGATTGGTAATTGCGTTGCCATTGGCCTTGCAGCAAATTTTATAGAGCCTTTAGAGGCAACATCTATTTGGGCAAGTATAAATATGTTACAAAAAATTCTTGCAAACCCAGCATGGCTTTATGAAGATAATCAGCCAATAAAGGATAATTTTAATAAATATGTTGTAGAAATGAATAAAGATATTGCAGATTTCGTATACTTTCATTATATGGGAGATAGAAAAGACACTAAGTTTTGGGAAAAGTTTTCTTATGAGAGCGCTCCAGATTTGCTAAAAGAAAAAATATCTAATTGGCAGTATAGGTTTCCAGAAAAATATGATACTGGATCTTTTTGGTCATATAGCAGTTGGATTTCAGTAGGATTTGGAGTTAACAAAATAAATAAAGATATTGCTAAAGACTATGTAGAAAATTTAAAAAAATATAAAGAAATTGTTGACAACTATAACTATTATATAAGTTTTCAGGATCACAAGAAGTTTGAGTCTATTCATCATAACGAGTTTTTGGACTTACTAAAATGAAATTTAGAACACAATGGCTAACTGCTCTTCGTAGCATGGGTAATAGGTCTTATTGGAATAAGCCTAATACCGTAGAGTTCTTTGCCTTTATGACAAAGGCAGCAATTATTGTTCCAGGGCTTTTGTTTAATACACAAATATGGTGGCTTTATATTTTTGCCGTTGTTACCAGTCTGTCTCTTATTTGGTCTTCAACTGTAAAAACATTGCCAACAATTATATGGTTTAATATTCTGTGGACAATTCTTGCCACAACTGCTATAATTAAGTATTGGGTCTAAGGGGGCACAAATGTTTGAATATTATGTAAAGAAAGTAACTAAAGTTGTTGATGGAGATACCATTGATGTAGATATTGATTTAGGGTTTGACATCTCTTTTAGTTCAAGAGTTAGACTGGCTGGCATCGATACGCCTGAGTCTCGCACAGCAGACAAGGCTGAAAAGGCTTTAGGACTGGAAGCAAAGGCTTATTTGAAGGCTGCTATTGACAATGCTAAGTCTGTAGTGATCAAGACAGAGAAGATGGACTCATCAGAAAAGTATGGTCGCATCCTTGGTTGGGTATACCTTGATGGGGATACCGTTTCAATCAATGACAAGATGATCAATGATGGCCATGCTTGGGGTTATATGGGGGAGACAAAGGTTAAAGATTTTGTTGCACTTGCAAAGGCTAGAAAGAAGTCTGGCAAGTAAAGTGGGACTTCAAGAAGAGGCAATGCTAGAGCATCTAATGCTTCAGGGTGCCGTAGAATTTCAGGGTATTGACGAAGTAACTGGTGAAATGATGTATAGCATAACAGATAAACTAAAAGAAATAAGTCCAGAAATCTATGAGCAACTAAAGGATCAATACGAGCATCACATGTTTCAATTAATTGATCAGGGCCCAACAAGGATGACTTGGAGGGTCAGGGTTTGAGTTACGAAGATGAAGAAATAGAAAGACTTATACTTCTTGGAGCGCTTGAGCCATTAGGTTTAGATTCAGAAACTGGAGAGTTTTTGTATAACTTTACAGATAAACTTGCCGAAGTAAATCCAGAACTCTACAAAGACATTTCTTCGTATTTCTATACTGAGACAATGTACTTGTGGAGTCATGGTTTTATTGACATGGACATAACATCTTCAAATCCATTAGTAAAACTAGGCCCTAAAGCCTTAGATTTAGATGCTGTTAATCTATTAGAAAAAAATCAAAAAAAGGTTTTTGAAGAAATTTATAGAATTGTTTCAGGGAAAAAGTGATACAATGATTACTTGGGGGCCCTATGAATAACATTTTTGGTGCTGCAGGAATAACCCTGTGCTTGTTGTTGTTCCTATTTGTTTACATTCTACGCAGTAGGCCTCAGAATAATGAAGAAACCTTTATTGTTAGTCAGTCAGTAATTCTTCATAGATATGTTCAAAATAAACAATATGGAAAAAATCTTAAAATTAAAACACAATCAAGAAAATATCACGAAAAAATGAATATTAAAGTAATTATTGTTGATCAAAATGCCTACTGGGTTAAGGACAACATTTTTTATACAGCACCTATGATCAACGAGCATATAGACAATGACCTGGCTCAAGAAGTTGACACCATAAGCATGGATAAGGTACAATTAGAACAGATGCTTTTTATAATGGACAAACTAAGAGAAGGAATTGAAGATGATAGTAGGAGTTCAGGGGACGAGTAGTTTTAATAACTACAACGTTTTTCTTAGGGCAATGGCTGTTGCTTTGTCTGAGTTAACAGACGAAGAAAAAGAATTTTACTTATACTCTGCTGGTCCAGGAAATATTAGTGAAATGGCAATGGAGTTTGTAAATTTATCTGAAAGAGGTATGAAGTCTAGAGGTAAGTCTATAAAACTATTTAGGGTTACTCCTCAATGGATTGAAGAAAATATAGACAGCCTTAATCACTTTGCTTTTGTATCTAATCCAAAAGAAAAAGTTTCTAATATAGTTAATTTATCAAGATCAAAAAACATAAACACTAACGTATACAATTTTTAAGGAGTATAGACAATGATATCAATTAATTCTCTTGAAAAAATGGAAACAATTGTTTCCAAGAATAACAACCTTTCCTGGGAGGGATGGGATGTTGTAGAGATGATTAGGTCAGATAGGGCCTTTACATCAAAGCAGGGAGCATTAAAAAATAATGCTTGGTACTTAAAAAAGACCTTTGTCGTTTCTAGACATGGATGGGAAATACCTGACAAGTATGTAAGATAACATGAATAAATTTAAATGGAAAGATGATGCTGCATGCCTTGATTATGATACAAATGTATTTTTTGATAAGTATGAAGAAGATGAACTGTTAAGACCTGCCGTAGACTTGATGTGCTCAGCATGTCCTGTAAGAAAAGACTGTTTTTCTGTAGGAATTTCTGGAAAAGAATGGGGTGTATGGGGTGGAGTGTATTTGGAAAATGGGGAAATATCAAAAGAGTTTTCAAGCCATAAGACAAAGAGTGATTGGGGATCAACATGGCAATCCTTAACTTTGGAGTAATATGTATACAGACGCAATGAGACGAGCATTTAGATCGCTAACGCCTCCTAAAAATTTTTCTTTGCAGGTTCTAGACAATGATAATTTTATAACAGTAAAAGCAAAAGAAAAAGACTTTATGTCATTAGAAACGGTAGAATTAAAAAGACAGGCTATTGAGTATATGATTCGTGTAAAAAAAGCCTTAGAAGATAATGGGGCAATTGTTTTGTTAGTAAGAGAAGGTGGTAAAGAATTATGATTCAAACAGTATTGTTAGTTATATTATCAGTCTTATCAACAGCATTTGCTTTTCTTTTTTATATTCAAAGAAAGAAAAATATACAAATAATTGCTCAAACAGTTGAATTTTTTATGCTACAAGAATCCCAGAAAGAGCAAATGAAGACAGATAAAGAAAAAGCCAACGAAGACTTTTTAAAATTTGTTTCAGATTCTCGTGATTGGGCGTATCAATATATAGAAGAGGTTCAGTCTGGACTAAAGTTGTTTATTGATGAGGTTGGTCCACAGGTTGAATACTACGACAAATATGGCTCAGCAGTAGATGGTATGATTGCTCCACATGACTTTGCCTTAAAAAAAATATCAGGAGCGTACAAAGAACTAAAAAAACTCCTGCCAAATGATTATGGTAGAATAGACACATGAAAGAAATTATTCTTTCAGTATTAACAGGTTTTGGATGTGGCGTAGTATTTGCTGCATTCAAATTGCCAGTACCAGCACCACCAGTTTTTGCGGGAGTCGCAGGAATTATTGGTTTATGGATTGGTTTTACAGTACTAACAAAATTCATATCCTAGGAGGAATAAAATGAATACAACACAACTAAAAGCAATGCTTGCATCTTACGGAAGATCAGTCCTTGGTGCTGCGATTGCGCTTTACGCTTCTGGCGTAACAGATCCAAAGACGCTTGCTTACTCACTACTTGGAGCACTAATCCCCGTAGCATTGAGAGCAGCCAATCCTAACGATCCTGCATTTGGCAAGTTGCCATCTGTAGAAGAAGTAGACAAGGTAGTTAAGACTGCCAAGGTAGTAAAGAAGACTGCTAAGAAGGCTCCTACAAAGAAGTCATCTGGCGGAGGAAAGACTCAGCAAGTAAAGTAATTTTACTAAAGATTAGCAGGCTTGTTCTTTTACAGGCCTGCTTTTCTATGATATAATTTAATTATAGGAGAAAAAATGATATTAAAATACTTAATATATAAAGTTTACTATAAAATAAAAAAAATCTTTAAAAAGAAAGATGACAGGTTTATATATTGAATGAAATAAACAGAAAATTTTTTGATTTCCTAAATAGGTTTTTTCAAGGTATTATAGTTGACTCTAAAAATAAATATAGCAATGAAGAGATGTCCCTGTTTTTAGAAGAGTTAAAAAATATTCTTGCCTCTCATTCAAATACTCAATCTAAGGCTTTAAGTTTTTTTACTTTTGATCAACAACTTGAAAATTACCGATACAGACCTATGGACCAAGACTTTAATAAGTACTATGAATTTGTTTTTTCAGGGTGTTCTCAGACGCATGGAGATCACATAACGGAGCCAGAAGTTAAGGGTGGATCTTACAAGGATATATGGGGTTTTCAGATTGCAGATACCTACGGTAAAGAAGCCCTAAACTTGGGCATGGGTGGCTGGGGAGCAGAGTCAATATTAAAAGGATTAATGCATCACTTTCAG